ACCTGTAGTTTGAGCTGTTTTTAAATAAAGCGGATGAGACCCTTCAGGAGAGGTATTTGTTATTCTTAGAGTATCACCTACAAATATTCTAATAGGATAGTCTGCACCACCACCTGTTCCGTTTCTATCAGATCCAGTATTTAAAGTATAGTTTGTGGTTTCAACAGGAGTTGCATAAACACTTCTCGGAAATACGTTAGGAGTTGGGTAGAAGAAATCAGGATCTAAATAACCAGGACCGTCTAGCAATAAATCTAATACGTCACATGTGCCATTACCTGGTAGTTTATTTCCTCCTGTATAGCCCCAAGGGTTACTACTACCAGTACAGTTATTTTGGAACTCAGGATGTCCTATCCAACCTGCACCGTCATCTGCTACAATAATATCAACATCTCTACCGTCGGCAAATTGTTCTATATTACTAGGATAAACATAGTTATCAGCTTGACTGTTTGCCACCCATGGATCTAGTTTTTGCATTGGACGCAATAACTGATATCCAGTTCTATTGTAATCGTCACTGCCTGGTGTGCCTGGCAACGTGTTTGAAACTTCAAACTCTCTGTATACTTTTACTGAACCTTTAAATCTATTTAAAAGATCGGGCGAACTTGATTGTAATTCGTCTGGCGGCGCTTTATATGTTTCTGGATAAGAAGAATAATCAATGTTTAAAAACTTAATACGGGGATCATTTTTTAATGTTGCCGCCTCTTCATCAGTTAATAAAAATGTTCCTCTTGTTGGACTGTGAATCTTGTCATCATAACATGTGCATACTCTATCAGGTATATTTGCTATTCCTGAAGTTGCTTCGCATAGTTGGTTGTGTATTTCTAACCATTGTGCAGCATCGTGTGTACCAAGTTGGTAATATTTTTCATCAGCCATAAAAGCTCCCTTAGTGTAAGTCTACCCAAACGCCATTTGCATAGCCTTGGAATTTATTTGTAGTGCTATTATAGATCATGTCACCGTTTTGTGAAGATAATGCGTCTCTTTCAGATGTAGTAAAACTTGCCATTTTGATAGGACTTTGGGTGATCTCAACTCTAGTACCTGCTGTAAGTGCAATAGCACCGTCTGATTCAATCTCAGGAGTGCCTGAACCAACTGTTTCTAGATTCGTATATGTTAGAGTTGTTACTTGTAATGTGTCTGCAATAACTCTATTTGTTACTCTTAAATCGTTTTCAACAGTCAAGTCACTGTTCATTACAACTGCCGGAACTACAGTGATTGCACTACTGTCACTTGAATCAATTGTACCTGTAATAGTTGGATTTTCCATCGGACCTGTAACAAGTCCGTTCACTGCGTCTACGAGCAGTGTTGAGTCATCAGCAAATACACTGCCTTGTACATCAAATGCATCGCCTGCTTGTAATGCACTGTCTGCAAGAGTACCTTGTGCACTTGTTGCAGCATCAGTAATACCATAACCTGCAAGTGTTGTTGGTGTACCAGTTAATGAACCCCATGCACCGTCAAATGCATCAGTGATGCCATAACCTGCAATGGTAGTTGGTGTACCAGTTAATGATGCAAACGAAATAGATGCTGTGATAGTAATAGTACCTTCAGCATCACTTGTTGTTGAAATACCTGCACCTCCTAGTATGCTGATAGTTTCGCCTTCGTTTATTAATCTAATAGCACTATCATCTGCTGCAACACCAATGTTTGTAAAGGCACTTCCGCCTCCACCGCCGCCGCCTGCTGGGGCGTTTGTTGGACTCCAGTGTGTGCCATCCCAGTATAAGAACTGTCCAGTATTTGGTGTTTCCCAACTGCTTACTTCCCATTTACCTGTTGATTGGTTCCATTGTGAAAGTTGACCAGTGTGATCACCTGCGTTTGGAATATTTGTATAACTACCAGCTTGGTTAAACTCAAAACAATCTTTATCAGTATTGTATAAAAGTGTGCCTGTGACAACTGTACTGTCATTACCTATGCCGTCAATTTCGCCTTGGTCTATAGGCACCATTACTAATAGGCTGCCCCATGTTCCTGCGCCATCAAAAAGATCAGTACGAACTGATGGAAATGCACGCCAATCTAGAATGTCACCGTCGTATACGTTAAGTTTTTTGTTTGCACTATCCCAGAACAACTCACCGTCTTGAGGATTTGATATGGCTCCTATAGCTCTGCTGTCTTGTAAAATTATGCTACCATCTGTGATATGTAGTTTTGCTAGTGGATCCGCACCGCCGATATGAAGTCCGCCATTTCTAAAAGTATAATACTTGGAAGCATCTGCGTATGCGCCTGTAGAGTCAACACCAATTAAAAGTCTATCTTGTTTACCTATTATTTGAGAATTAACTTCAAGACCGTTAATATCATTTTTTCCAAAACCTACGTAGCCTAATGTTATGTTTTGTCCATCGTAATCTTGTGATGTGTCTTCGTTCAGTAAAAGAAGACTACCACGTGCTTGAGCGCCTTTGATTGTAACTGTGTTTTCTGCTGCTGCTGCTGTTCCCGATATAACAAAATCGTTTGCCTGGCCTACAAGGGCCGATCCATAAAATGTACCAGTTGCTCCATCAAATGCTAATGAACTAGTTTGAGAATACAAATCTCCAGTAAGTTGTCCTTGAAAGTAACCAAATGCTTCACCCGTTAAACTACCAGTAACATTACCTGTTAAATCGCCTGTAACATTACCTGATACATCACCTACTAATCTTCTTGTAGTTGCATTAAGCAATACTGTGCTGTCAGTTCCAAATACACTACCAGTTACATCACCAACTAAATATCCAAAAACACCGCCTGTCAGTTCGCCGACCATATTACCTGTAAGATCACCAACCACGTTACCAGTGACATTACCGGTGACATTACCATTAAGAGGACCTGAAAAGTTTCCTGCAAATGTTTCTGTAAAAGGATCCCAAGCTACACCGCTATCGCTGGCAATCAATGACCCTGAAATATTAATATCATATGTTTGACCTTCAAGTATGCCTGTACCAGACCCACCTGCGTATATACTAGCAACATCAATACTAGTCCATGATCCTCCAACGTATGCAAGTACATCGTTTGCATTTGGGCCAATAGCAGTTACATCTTGTAGTTGATCTAAAGTTATACCAGTTAGTAATGATCCATCACCAGAAAAATCACCTGTAAAAATACCTGTAGCAGAATCATATGCTAAAGAACTATCACCTGAAACAATGTCTCCTAGTATATTGATATCATATGTTTGACCTTCAGTTATTCCTGTACCGCTACCTGATATTCCTGTCAGTTGACTACCATCACCAACAAAAGTAGTTGCTGTAACTGACCCTGCCATGTTGATAGTGCCTGTTCCGACAATCTGATAGTTTGCTAAGTTAAGATTTTGTGTTAGTGATGCTGGTGAGCCTTCTACGCTACCAGTTATTCTAATACCTCCTAAAGTACTGCCATCTCCGGCATATACTTCTTGGGTATCTGTTACATAAACTAGTTCGCCTTGTGCAAAAACAACTGTTTGTCTTTCGGCGTCAGTTCCTCTTCTTAAGCGGAAAGCCATATTAAATCTCCTAGGTGATATTTCTCTAATAGTATTTATCACATGGCAAGATTTATTATTTGTTTAATTTTAAAAACTTTTTAACTCTTTTGGATAAATCTGCTTTGACACGATCCATATCCATGCGAAAATCTATACTGGCAATACTGCCTTCGTATATTTCAAATAGTTCTTCTAATGAATCTTCTATGTCTTCAATAGGTTGTTTACGAGCACTAGATTTAATATCTATGTGCCATTTTGTTTTATCATTAAACTGTACTATTACTTCATTCATGTATTGTACTGGCAATTCAGTCATATCAATTGAATCAAATATTTCTTGCCAGTACTCAATGTTTTCCTGTGGTTTTTTATCCGACAACTTCTTGTTTCTTTATTCTTTTTTTAGTTGGAACAAGTTCTTCTGCTTGATCTCTAAGTGCTTTTGCTTCTTTAAACATTGCATCAGCTTGACTACGCAAAGATTTTGCTAAGTCTTCGTCGCTCATCACATCATTCTGTGTTGTCGTTTGTGTTTGTTGTACTGGAGGATTTGATTGTTGTTGTACTTGTGTTTGAGTACTAGGAGCGGCGTCTGGGGAAATAGCCAAGTCTTCTAGTGACACTCCACGTTGATTTGCAATGATTTGATTCAACTCATCTAAACTAATAGTGTTATTAGAATCAGGAATCATTTCAATTTCATTTGTGCCAAACTTTCTTAACTGTCCTTCTCTATGTAATGCACTTAACATATTTCTACCATCGATAAAATATGATCTTGCTAATGCTGTAGCAAGTTCGTACTCATCTTGTCCAGCAGCTGATTCAACTACTTTAATCAAATCATCATGGTCTGCTGCGTTTAGGTTTTCTGTTAAAATAACAAGAGCATTATATGGATCGTTAGGAATAGTTCTATAGGCAACAATAGCTTTGTGTCTATTTGTTTTTATTCTTCCTACGTGTTTCATGCTGCTTCTTCTTCACTTCCTTTTGGTTCATCGGCTGGTGCTTCTGTTTTTTTTGCCTCTGCTGCTTTAGCTGCTTCAGCTTGTTTTTGTACTTCAGCTAGAAATGCTTCTAGCTTGTTATAAACAATACCAACTGCTGCCATTTCATTTGGTTTAAAAACACCACGTTCGCTTGCAACATCAATAATACCTTTCATTGTGGCAAGATCTTGAATGTTCAGCTCTTGTGGGTTTGGTTGTTGTTGTTCAGACATTTCTTACTCCTTATATGATACTTATGTCATTACGATTAACTATATTTCAAATGTGGACAAGCCAACATAAAATAACTCATTTCTTTTTTGTTTTCAAAACCTATTTTTAATACATTAACAATAGCGTCTTCTTTATTTAATCCTACTGTTTGACCAATGTAATATTTTCCTTTTAAGTTAGTATATATCCAATCATTTATTACATCTAAGAGATTATATCCTGGTGCAATAGTTAGCGTTTCAAAGTAAGGAGGGCAAAAATCTACCTTCCTTACTTCTAAAACATTTAAATGATTGATTTTGTAATCAGTCAAGCTGCTTCCTCATAATGTGCAGTGGTTCCAAATGGTGCCTGAAGATCTTTATTATGATTACTATGTATAATAAAAATAGTATCACAATAGTCGGGATCTCCCCAACTGTCCCATGCATAACCATCTGTAAACATAATAAACTTTTTAGGTTGAATATCTTGTTCTTTCATATATGTCCAGTTTACTGCAAAGTCGGTACCACCACCGCCTACTGGTTCATATTCTAACAAGCTTCTGCCATCGTCATATGAAAAATCATCTTCGGCATAAACAGCAGTGTCAAAACACCATATCTTTATCTTATAATCTTTAAACTCTTCCATAATACCATTCACTTCACCTAAGAAGTCTTTAGCTTGATCGTTACCAATGCTGCCACTCATGTCAAAACTAATACATAGATCAATAGTATCTTGGAAGTTCATACCTGGTAATATTGCACCAGTATGCCAGCCTTTACGTGAAGGACGGCTAAATGTAAAATCACTTTTAATTGTACTTTGAATCTGTTGTCTAATAAGCTCACGCCAGTTCATTTTTGGCTCAGTCATTTCTTTTATAAGACGTTGAATGCCAGCAGGAGTATTACCTGCGCCTGCACTCTGAGCTGCTTGAAGCATGGATTCTTTGATCTCATCTTTTATCTGATCTATTTCTTCTTTGGTATATTTTGGAAGACCTTTGTTTTCTCTTTCTTGGTTTTCTTTTTCCCAGTCAATATGTTCGTCTAGCATTTCGCCAAGACTCTCAACATATTCTTTACCATTTTTTTGATACTGGTCAAACAAATCGTCGTAAACATCTTCACTTGCCCAGTTTTCGTATTTAAAATCTTGGAAACAATCAACAATCTTAGGTTTTTCACCAATACGATCTCTAACTAGTAGATTGTTTACAATGTAGTCTGCCGCAATATTGTAAAGCATAGGAATACGTTCATCTCTGCGTCCTAAATGATCATATACCATGTGTAAGATTTCATGTGCAACAACAAACTCAATTTCTTTATTTGACATTGCATTAAAGAATTGTGTGTTATAATATAAGTTTCTTCCGTCTACAGCAGCAGTTGGAATAAACTCGTCTGCTGGTGTAATTTTTAAACGAGTTGCCATGTTACCAAAAAACGGATGTCTTAATAGTAATCCAACACGAGCTGTAATAATACGGTCATGTACTTCCGTTTGCATTACAGCAAGTTCTTCTTGTGTTATATCAGGATTTGGTTGCCATTGACGTGTTTTGCTTGCGGTATCTTTAGTAGACATGATTAACCTTTGTTTTGTTGCTAGTTTATATTAACAATATTTACTCATATTGTCAAGTAGAAAAGTGGGTAAACTGGTTACCCACTTTTCCTCGATTAGGATGCTTGTGCAGCTTTGATAAACTTACCGAATCTATCGTGAAATTCATCAAAACACTCAACTTCGTCTGGATCGATAGGTAATGCATATTGCGTTAATGCAAGTTTGATACCCATAACAACCAGTTCTGTTTCGAAGTTATCCATTGCAAAACGTAAAAAGTTGTTGACTTTATTGTCAAAATCTTTATCGTTTTTGTCTGATGCTTCTTTAAGTTCATAACAGAGTGAAACAGTTAAGGAATACATGGCACTGATTTCTTGTGTTTTCAGTTCTTTTATTTTACCTTTTAAAACATCAGTAGGATTAGGAAGTTGCCCAGCAACCTTACGATGCGCCATAAACTTTACAGCTAGACCTTCACCTACAGATCCAGCAACAAGATCTGTAATAGTTGTGTCGTCTTCGTCATCTTCTAAAAACTCAGATACAAACGACCAACTACGTGGTGTAGCAAAACTACGACTCGGAGACCGAGGATCAAAGTCGTATAGGTCCTTTTTGCTAAAGTTCAAAAATCCAACTACATCTGAGTGAATTTTGTGTTCAGTAGCCCATTCAAACCAGTCGTTAAAATCAACTTCTAGTTCCAAGTGTACAAAACGGTTAGCAAGTGGAGCAGGCATACGATATGTAACGCCTTTGTCTGCTTCACGGTTACCAGCTGCAACAATCATAACATTGTCTGGCAGCTTGTATTGTCCAACACGACGATTAAGAATTAACTGGTATGCTGCCGCTTGCACTGCCGGCGCTGCCGAATTCATCTCGTCAAAAAATACAACAATATTATCATATTGTGCAGCAAATTTTTCATCTGGCAACTCGCTAGGTGAGCCCCAAACCATTTTACTAATATTACTATCAAAGTATGGAATACCTTTAATATCTGTAGGTTCCCAAAGTGACAATCGAATATCGATTAGATGTGAGTTAGGTAGACTATCTGTAATCTGCTTTACAATGTCCGATTTACCAATACCGGGAGGACCCCAAAGAAAGATTGGACGTTTTTTTTGCAGAGCTTTGCGAATAGATTTTTTCGCTTTATTTGGTGAAACTGTTCTATCTGACATGTTGTATTCCTTTTTATCAGTGCCTATATACTATAATAGCAAATGTTGCAGAGTGTGTCAACCTTATTTTTTATAAAGTTTACGGATTTTTACACGGTCGTTGTAACCAATGCCCTGTTTCCATAAAAAGTAATCAAAGTCTTGATCACAATCAATGTCGTCGCCTTCTGCGTCTGCAAGGAATCTTACGGCGTCTTTCCAGTTGCAATCGCAGAACTTCATAGTTGCTGCAACCTGCTTGCGGAACTCTACCAATGCAGCAGCCTCCTGCTTTGCTTGGAGCGCCATTGACTCTTCCATTTCTACGCAGAGTTTGTCCCAGATAATCTGTTTGACGTTGTCGGGCGACTGAGTCCACTCTTCCCAGAAGTACTCGCTAGGACGGAAGCCACGAGCGTCTTTATGAAGATCCGAAATGATGTTATCGTCGAAAGTGTAAGACATTTTATAGCCCTCATTGCTTTGTTTCATACTATTAATATAGTTATGATTTACAAAAAGTCAAGAGATCTCGTCATCTTTTTTTTGTCTAGAAAGTGCTTTTGTTAAGCCGTATTTTCGTAAGTCTCCACTAAAAAGTGTAAGTTCTACAGCTTTTTTCTCCATGGTAACAAAGATACTTTTATTAGTCAAATAGTAAGGACAATCAATAAAGTTGTCTAAAAAAATAATAATTTGTGTTGTAAGTGTCATATCCAAAGGAAAGGGTATTTCATATACTGCTAGTTCAAGTTTTTTGAGTACATCAAACCCTTCTGTAGTTAATCGTAATCCACCTTTGTCTTTATCTCTAATATTATACCACCATAAGTGTTTAATACTTTGTACATTCTGTTCGTTAATAGACTCACCTAACTGTTTCAAAAACATTTTTGTATAAACAGTTTTATTCATTATCTACTGGTTCTCCGTCTGTAAGTTTGTACACTTCAAACTCGTCAGTTTTGAACATTTGGTTTAGTTTTTTTGCTAGATTATGAGCATGTCCTGGATTTGAAAAACTTGTTTTTTTATACTTAGGACCTGGATAGTTTGTTAGGGTGTTTTGGCTCTTAAGATTAAAAGGTTTTCCTTGATAAAACACTGCCCAAATAGCTTCAGCATCTAAAACCTGCTCGCTTCTATAGGTTTTACCGTCTACAAACTCCATTACTACAGTTGGTTTAGGCCTACTCATATACGTCTCCTAGTAATATACGTATATATTTATCTCAAAAAAAACAATATATTGTTTTTATTGATTACTGCCAATCAGAAGATCCGCCCAACTGAACTTGAATAACTTCATCTGAACTACCACCTGCATTTTCTTTAACATATTTTTCTAAGTCACCATTTAATCTTGCCATAACTATACCTAAGGTAAATGCAAGATTTTTAGCATTTGAAATATCCATACGAATGTCTTTAGCCCTACTTGATTCTGCACCTTGAACAAGTTTAATGAACTGTTGAATAGGTTGTGTATTAATTGGTTCTATTGACATTACTCAATGCTGCTCTCATTTCTAATTCTGTTTTAAACGGACCTATATATTCATTTCTTTCAATAGTAATAAGTTTTGGACAAAAACTTTTAAGCCAAGTTACATTAAACTTTACCAAGTAATATCCTGCACAGTAAATACTTTTTGATTTTTCGCTTTTAGTAAACAACGGAAGTTTTCGTTGTATATCAAACATACTATTGTATGGATGCGTTCTTGTTGGAAATCCATTTACATTTTTTTCAAGTGTTTTTTCTTCAGTAAAAATTTTAGCAGTTAAAAAGTTTTTTCCAAATGTTTTACTTAAATCTTTTTTTGTAGGATACATTGTAACATTGCCGTTTTTACTTAAAAGAAATCCGTCATCTTCTTTGCTTAATGTTCCTATTTTTTCTCCGTTGTTTTCAACAATCCAAAACTTGTCTTTAAGTATTTCTTTTGCATTCATGATATGTATCTCGCTTGTAATGGTTCCGCATAACCTGCTGCGTTATCTGCAATACGTTGCAAATCCCAACGGGCACAAAACTTCATAAGTCTCATGCCTACTTGACTTACGTTTTTGCTTTCCGCAGATTGAACAGTATTATTTATTTCTTGTCGAATGTGCTCTGGTTGTGCTGTAAGATCACACAGTGTAACATTACGAGTATAATCATCTAGCACACGATGTTCTACACCTTCATGATCTACCCAACGCTGTAACATCATGTTATTCCAGTTAAATCCTTTTGTCTGCTTGTCAGCAAACGCTTCTTGTAATCCTACTTTGTTCTTTGTGCCTTTCTTACGTACACCTGGATAAGCACTAAACACATTGTCACTAGTATCGCCACGCATACACTTTTCAAACAGCAACCAACTAGGATCAGGAGCAGGACGAGGTCCGCCTAGTTTTTTATCAATAACTTCTTTGCCTTTATCATCAAAGTAACCTTCGTGTGTAATAGTCATGTTTTGAATGCCGTTGTACTGACGTACATTAGGTGCAATAAGTTGTGCAAAGTCACCGTCTGTACTAATAATAACATGGTCATCGTTAGGATGATTTTGTATCCAACCTGCAATAAGATCATCTGCTTCTAGTACAGGATTGTGCAAAACTGTGCAGTTTGTTTTATCTGTAACAAACTCTTTAAACTCGTCAAAGATTTCCCAAAACACTTTATCTTCTTCTGCTTCACGTGGGCTCATAGCGTCACGAGTTTCTTTGCGATTGCGTTTATAAGGCTCGTAGTAGTCTTTGCGCCAACTACGTCCTTCTAAGCAAAAAACAACGTGCGAACCGTCAAAGTCCTGCCATGCTTTTTTGATACTGTTTAAGGTTATATGCATTGCCATGCCAACCTTTGTATCAATGTCTCCACGCACTACATGGCGTGCTCGAAAAAATGTGTTAGCGGTATCTATAAGAATGTATGTCATATTATTAATATACACTATTTTCCGTATTTGTCAATCTCGATTTATGATACTTCACTTCGGCCTTTATCAATTGGCACAACATTAATATATCCTGCGCCTCTGTCAGTGTCTAAACCTTCTTCTTGTAACATATTATAAACAATATCTTTAAACCAACGGTCTACAATTTCTTCTTCAACATCGCCTTCGCTGCCATATCCGTTGCGTTTTAACTCGAGAATAAAATACTCGTTCCAATCCAATTCAAAAAACCCATTACGAATATTATCTTCGTTTACCTGCATATCGAGAACATTTACCCAAGGCTCTTTTTTCTTTGTTGCAAGAGCTTTAGGATCAGTTTTAGCTAAAACTGCATTTTCTTTTTCATCAAGTTCTTTTTCTTTTGCTTCGATGCCAGTGATACGCTTTAACCATTGTTTCATCAGTATTCTACCTTTTGTACAATATCTTCTAGTTTCCATGGATCTGTAACTTTGCTGCGAGTCAGTGAATATCTCACATCCATTTTTTGTAGAATCAAATCTAACTTGTTTAATCGTGTAACTGTATCTTTTAGTTCTTTAACTATTTTTTCTGTGCGTGTATCTTTCATTACCAACCAATCCTTTCCCATGGAACATCTTTGTCACCAAAGTGTCCATATGTACAGTTATTACTATACTGTGTAAAGTTAAATAAGTCAAATCTATCTATGATGCCTTTAGGTGTCAAATCAATATTTTCTCTAATAAACCGTTCAATACTACGGTTATGCCCATTGCTGTCAACATAGATACTTGTAGGCTCTTTAACACCAATAGCATAGCTCAACTGTATTTGACACCAATCTGCCATATCATCTGCTACAACGTTTTTAGCCAGCCAACGTGCCATGTATGCTGCACTGCGATCTACTTTTGTAGGATCTTTT